GTAAACATTGTAGAGGATGCTCGTATTGAGAAATTAATGAAGAGAAAGTATTTGGGTATTGCCAAATCCTTCTATAGGGGTTATAGTGAGATGCATGAGAATGATTTCTTTGAGTTAGATGGTGAAGATATTGATAATTTTAATCTTGCTGATCGGGCTAATCTACATTTCAAGATTGGTTCGTTCCTTCCTATATCTTTTTCAGATGCTGAAAAGGAGATTATCACTCTAATACAAAATGCCGAGACCTTTACTGACACCATCACAGCAGCAGAAGCGTTATATAATTTCTGCAAGCAGGAGAAAGAAGCAGAGGAACAAGTTTCTGAAGCAACTGAAGGAATACAGTCAGAACTTTTTCCAGAATCCACTTCAGGTAGTGATTCACATACTGGGGATAGTGACACTGATAGCACTGGCAATTCTGATTCTTCCCTTTCTGACTCTGATGGCAATGCTCCTTTGGAAAGTGGGATCGGTAATACTGATAGTGATACTAGGGGCAGCGATAATGATGCTTCTCTAGAACCTACTGTTGAAACAGCAGATGCATTGATGGGTAAGTTAAGAGATCTTACTAAGAATGCAACTAGTGAGAATGTATATGTAGAAATTCCTAAACTCAATCTTGAGAGTGTTATTGTACCAAATAAAACTGTTCATGAAATAACAGATAAGCATTATAGAGCAGAAGATGAAAGATATAGTGAAGCAATAAAGGCAAGAGCAGGAGAGGATGTTCCTGAAGGACTACAATATCTTTATCCTAAAACTACTTTCCAATTCCCTGATGATGAATATGTCAAATTCAAAAAGGATGCTCAAAAGGAAGTGTCGTATCTTGTTAAAGAATTCGAGTGCAGAAAGTCTGCTGCTGCTTATGCTCGTGCTTCAACTTCTAGGACTGGGGTTCTAGATACAAGAAGTCTTCATACCTATAAGTTCAATGAAGATCTATTCAAGAAAATAACTGTTCTTCCTGATGGTAAGAATCACGGTCTAATCTTTATACTAGACTGGTCTGGTTCTATGCAGTATGTCCTTCAGGATACCTTGAAGCAACTCTATAATCTAATTTGGTTCTGTAGAAAAGTTCAGATTCCTTTTGATGTATACGCATTTACAAGTGAGTATAGAAATAGAGTTGAATTAAGACATATGGATCATTACGATAGGTTGAAAACAGAAACTGTTCAACACTGTGATAGAAAGGAAGGTTTTCTTCATGTTGAGTCTGCGTTTAATTTATTACACTTCTTTACTAGTGAATCAAATGCTAAGGAACTAGAAAAGCAAATGATTAATATATGGAGAACTGCTTATTCATTTAAGACTCGTTCCATTTACAGTTATCCACATGAGTTAGTTCTTTCAGGAACTCCATTAAATGAAACATTAGTTACTCTTCATCAACTTATCCCACAATTCCAAGAGAAGACTGGTGCTGAGAAAGTTCAGTGTATCATTCTTACTGATGGTGAAGGTTCCCAGATTCCTTATAATAAAACTGTTTATCATCACTGGGATGAGAATGAGTTCTTAGGAACTTCTAGTTGTCATGGAGATCGTTCTTTCCTAAGAGATCGTAAACTTGGTAGAACTTATAAACTTAAGCATGGATATAGAGATTTTACTGATGCTCTCTTAACTAACCTTAAAGATAGATTCCCAACTACTAACTTTATTGGTATTCGTGTTCTTGAAAGTCGTGATGCAAGATATTTTATTGGACATTATCACTATGATAGTGATAAAATAATGAATGAGTGGAAGAAGACTCGAACTTGCACTATTACCAATTCTGGTTATGATGCATACTTTGCTATTTCTGCTACATCACTTGCTCAAGAATCTGAGTTTGATGTTGATGATGAAGCAACAAAAGCACAAATCAAAAGAGCATTTGTGAAATCACTCAAAACTAAGAAACTTAATAAAAAAGTTCTTGGTGAATTTATCGAATTGGTGGCTTAATTATGGCAATTAATGATGACATAAAAATCTCTATCAACCTCAATGAGTTGGTAGAGATCAGAGCAAAACTTATTTCTCAGTATGATGATTACTCAGAAAAGGTATGTAAAGGCGAGTATCTAGATGGTGGTGATATTGATCGTATCGCAACTGGATTAAGAGATACTTTAACTTGGGATGCTCTTTACAGTATGGTTGATGATGCTGTTTTGGATTACTTAGGTATGAAAGAAACTCATTATGGTGAGAGATCTATTGAAACCATTGAATTAACAATGGAGAAGGAACGGAAAGAAAAAGAGAAGGAGTTTAAAAAGAACTTTGATCTAGTTAAATTAGAATCATCTTCATGGACTATTGAGGTTCCTGTAAGAAAGAAATAAACTTGCTATATAGTAGGCAGTTGCTATATTGTAATGGCAGAAGAAGTAAAAGAAGAAGAGATTCTGGAAGAAGAACCCAAACCAGAAAAGAAGGGGTTGCTTCAAAAGGCAAAAGATGCTATACTACCTGATGCTGATGAACAAGCAGCCATAATCAGTACATTCGTCAGAATTACTGTCCTTGCCTGGTCAGGTGGAATATTGACATTAAATTATGTTGCCATTCCAGGTGTACCACAGCAGAAAATTGACCCAACATTTATAGCTTCAGTTTTTACAGGAGTTTTAGCTTCCTTCGGAATTCAGACCGCATCTAAGAAAGGTGACGGAACGATGAAGATGCAGAACAACGGTAACGGAAATGGAAATGGTGGTGGCAACGGTGGTGGTGGCATTAGCAAAAAAGACCTTGAGTTGTTAATCGAAAAAGCTTCCCAGACAGGTCCTACTCAAACAATTAGAATTGAGCAAGCACCTATTAAGATTAGTACTGTTGACGACAAACCAACAGATACATTCAAGATGTAAAATCCGTGTTTTTTATGATGGACAAACAAATAAATTGGACTAAGTGGTCCGCCCTTGGATTGGGTGGATTACTTGGTCTTTCGCATATAAGTATGATTATAATGCTTGCTACTAGACAACAAAGCAAGTATCCTAAGATTGATATCCCTCCCGTGAATCAATACTCTTCAGTTAGAGTAATGGCAGGAGAAGATGGATATAGTCTTGAGTATCGTGGAAATGATCCTAAGAGTATGTTTACTACCAAAACTGTAAACAGAGGTGGGTTCCTTAAGAAAGGTGATACAACTACTTTCACACAAGAATATACTATGGATGGTGCTGTGCATCATGGTGGTCCAGTATCTAATGGTAGAACTTGGATTGATCCTGTAGCTGTAGGTAGTTTAGGCGAAAAAAAGAGTAGTGCCAAAACCGAGGAATGTATTGAAGCTAGAGGTGGTGGAAAATCAACAGGAAGACTTGTCGGTGGTAGCGTTGGTGCTTCTGTTGGTTCTGGTCTCTCCTCTATTCCTTTCGTTGGTTGGGTTTTGGCTGGTGCTGCTACGATGATTGGTATGAATGAAGGTGCTGATCTAGGTGGCGATGTTGCAGAATCTTTCAGCGATGATTGTTAGGGGGGGATTTTAAATGCCAGTATATAGAGACTATGAGATTCGTATAAATCTTAATGAATTGATTGAACAACGGATACCAGCATGTAATCTGACTCATCCTGATCATTGTTTGACGGATGCTCAGATTGCCGATATAGCACATGATATTAACATGGATCTTAACTTACATCCAATCTATCATCAGATAGATGAACATATTATGAGATATGTTAATGCGGCAAATATAGAAAATAAAGATCATTGGGTAGAAGCAAAACTTCCCGATCTTGATATTAGTGATGAAGAAGAAATTAGTTTTGAATAACTATGTCCGTAACAGATTTTTCCATACAAATAAAGGAGGGAACTAAGAAATCTCATTCAGCAGCAGAGAATACTTCTTTTGTTGCTTCATTTCTTAGGGGGGTTGTAAGTAAGGAATCTTACAAGAAACTTATTTGTGATTTATACTTTGTATATTCCGCAATGGAAGAGGAGGTTGAAAAATTAAAAGATCATCCTATAATAGGTCAGTTACAGTTATCTGATCTAAATCGTGTAAATGCTTTGGAGCAAGATCTTAGATTCTTTTATGGACCTATTTGGAGATCTCTTATTACACCTTCAGAAGCATGTAACCAGTATGTCAATCGTATTCGTGAGGTAGCGAAAAATGAACCAGAACTTTTGGTTGGTCATCATTACACCAGATACCTGGGTGACCTCTCAGGGGGTCAAATCCTTAAAGGAATTGCTAAAAAAGCTTTGGCTTTGGGGGATGGGCAAGGACTCAAATTTTATGATTTTGAAAAAATAGAAGATGCCAAAGCATATATCCCCTGGCAAAG